ACAACGGACAGCTGGACATCGAGCCGGACACCACCACGGACGACGGTGAGGAGCCGGACACCACCACGGAGGAGCCGGACGCCTGGACACCGCCGGACAAAGCGGCGTGGGACAAGCTGAACGAGAAAGCCAAGACGCGTGATCAGAAGCTGCGTGAGGCGCAGGCCGAGATCAGGCGACTCAAGTCCCCGGACAGCGCGGACAACGAACCGGACCCCGTGTCTGTGGCGAACGCGCGGATTATCCGGGCCGAAGCGAAGTCGGTCCTTGCTGCCGCTGGGATCACGGACAGGGCCGACGTCTCCGCAGTGCTGGGCGTGCTCAACCTGTCCAGTATCGAGGTGGACGACGACGGCGAGGTGGACTCCGACGCCCTGGAAGAGGTGGTGGAAAGGCTGCGCAAGGCTTTCGGTGGTGCTCCCACCCGGCCGCGCCCGCCAAGGCTGGACACGCGGGATCGTGGAGGCTCGCGTGGTGAGCCGGTCGATCCGGACACGGCGCGTCGGCGTCGGTTCCTGACCGGGGGCAGGTAGGCTGTAGCCTCCACGGAGGGTTGACCGTCCCCGCACAGCGGTCAGAGAAGGGCATCGACCGATCTTCCCCGATCTCGGTCGATGCCCTTCCTCTTTGCCCTCCCCTGCCCTATGGTGGACGTAGCGGGTTCACTATAGGGAGGAAAGATCATGGCGGAGAACAACGCGGGCAGCCAGGCGACCGCAGCGGCAGCATCGAACGCCAAGGAGCTGCGCGAGTACTTCGCAGCCCAGCGCGCGAAAGCCGGCAAGTAGGGGTTGCGCTCAGTCCCCACGTCCACTATAGTTAGGGATGTAAGGCAGAGGGGCCGCAACTCCTAGCCAATACCGAGAAGCCTGGGAACGGCGATCGGGATACGGCAAGTAGGTACCGAAAGTCAGCGGCCGGATCGGGACTCCTCTGCCTTACGCCACCAGACGGAAACCGGACAAGGGAATCACTCAATGAACGCGATCACCGCTCGGCAAGCCACCCCCGGCACCGTTCTGCGACTGGAAGGTTCGATGCTCGGATACCTCGGTGGCGTGGAGGTCGTGGTCATGCGGGCCGAAGTGGTCCGATGGGAGGGGAATGGGGACGGCACTGCAAACCTGGTGATCCGCAACCCGCGCGGCGGGTTGCAGCACGCAGGCATCTACCCTGCCGACCACCTCTTCCGTACCTGGCGCTAACTCGCACCACCCTCGATCCCCCGATCTCTTCGGAGACGGGGGATCTTGGTGTATCCTCGCGCTCAGGTGACCTGGACGGGCCGCCAGCGCGGCCACTCGGACGAGAGCCGGACATCCAATCCGTTGATCTCTCCGAAGTGGAGCCTTGGCATGACCGCCAATCGCCAGGATCTTGAAGTCCTCATCCCCACCGAGACTTCTCAGGAAGTCATCCAGCAGGTCGCCAAGACGTCCGTAGTCGAGCGCATCGCCCCGCCCGAGACGATGACCTCGGACACCAAGCAGGTTTCTCGGTTCGGCGGCTTCACGGTGGCGAGCGTAGCCAAGGGTGCGGACTACGGCTTCTCGCAGAACACGCAAGATGTGGTGGACCTCATCGCACGCAAGATCGGCGGCGCGGCCAAGATCGCCGAGGAGGACTTCGTTGACACCATCACGGGCGAAGCCACGATGGCGAAGTACGAAGCCGAGGCCGGTACCGCGCTCGCGCTGACGTTCGACCACGGCGCGCTGGGCACCACGGCCGCGCCGAACGGGACTACCGTGCCGTTCGCCAGCGTCTACTACACGCTCGCCACCGCGCAGAGCACCCCGTGGGGCGCGTACGCGGCCAACGCCAACATCACGCAGGTCGCCCGGAATGCGACCGCCACCGCATACCAGGATGCCGTGATCGCGTTCCTGGCAAAGTACGAGGAGTCGCGGTTCTACAACGAGGGCGACACGTTCGTGATCGCTAGCCCTGCGATCAAAAGCATTTTCCGGGGCGTGCGCGACGCCGACGGGAACCCCATCTTCGTTCCCGGCCAGCAGAACAACGGAAACCCGGTTTTGTTCGGCTACGAGACGAACAACGGGCTGACCACGGGCGCGCGCACAGGCCCGACCATGACGCAGGCTCCGGCCGGTAACCCGCTGATCATCATCGGCAACCGGCAGGCGCTGAAGCGGGGTCTGGCGCGCACGTCGGCCGGCATGGTGCCGGGCAACCCGGGCGTGCAGTGGCAGCGCGCCGCGCAGGGTATTGGCTTCCTGTCGGACGAGGCGATCATGAAGGCGATGATGCGCCGGGCGTTCGTGACCACCGTGCCGCAGGCCGTGTCCATCCTGGAAATCACGCCGGCTGTCTGAGCCGCCCTACCAGCACCAGAGACGGAGTGACCATGCGAGACGAGGATAAGACGGTGGACGGCCAGAGCTTCCACAATGAGGCGCTGACCGGCTCCGGCATCATCCGCGAGGATGGCACCTACGGCCCGTCCGTGCCGGACCCTACCGTGCTGCGCGGTGGCCCGGCCGGAGAGCGCACCACCTCCGGTGGCGTGGTCCGGCCGCACCCGGAGGATCTGACGCCGGTCGCGCAACTCCCGAGCGCCGAGAAGGCGGAGATCGAGAGCGGCGGCAAGACGCCGTTCACGCGCAAGGCGTCCAGCAAGTAAACGCCAGACTCCGCGCGGTCCGGTCCCGGTCTCCTCCGGCCGGACCGCGCGGACTGCCCGGAGGGGGAGGTGATCGGACGTGCCGTGGGCGACCGTGAGTGAAGTCGCGGACATGACGGGCGAGACCGTCTCCGTTTCTGACGTCGCCGCCGCTTCCGCCATGATCGACACGAAAGCCGGCACCTCGGACGACCTGCCCGAAGAGGCGGTCAGCACCCGCGACCGCAACCGGCTCAAGCGAGCGACGATCTGGCAGGCCGTGTGGCTGGCATCCAAGCCCGGACTGCTGACCGAGCGTGAGGCCGTGACGCAGACCAGCGCTGCCGGATCGAGCCAGACGCGCAAGTCGATCAGTGCCAACCTGTACGCCCCCATGGCGCTGTTGGAGCTGGAAAACCTTTCCTGGAACGGCACGCGCTCGGTGGTGGTACCGCCCCGCATCCGTCAGTTCTACCGCGACTCGTTCCTCAATGAGCAGTCCGACAACTGCGGACCGTGGCGGCCCCTATGATCAACACGCCGACCACGTACGCCACGATCCTCGGGGGCGCGGAATCCTCGAGCGAGTGGGGAGACCCGATCGAGGGTGTCACTGAGCTGCACACGCGGGTGCCGGCCGCGCTCGCCGTTCAGCCAATCCGGTCCACCTCGGACGAGGGTCAACGCGAGCCGGTGGTGATCGAGTTCTGGACGGCGTACATCCCGAGTCACCTGGGCGTGACCGACGCGCAGCGTTTCCGCGACGACCGGACGGGACTCATCTACCTGATTGATCATGTGATCCGACCGCAACACGCGGGAATGCCGCAAGACACTAGACTTGATCTCAGGCGCGTGAGCTGAAAAGGCTCGCCAGCGCGCCGCAGCCCCGAACGAAGAGGAGGGGGCGTGGAGTTCCGCACCGACGAATCCGGCCTGACATCCCTACGGATCGAGGCCGAGGGCAACGCCGTCGAGCCGCTGGCCGACGCGATCTTTGACGATTCGCAACGCTACGTCCCTGTGCTCTCTGGCGACCTCAAGCGGTCCGGCCGGATTGAGCATGTGGACCACCGCACCCGGATGGTGGTGTACGGCGGTGGGCCGGACGAGGTGGACTACGCGGTGTATCAGGAGATCGGCACCTCCAAAATGGCCGCCCAACCGTACTTGAGGCCTAGCGCTTATAAGGTGCGTGACCTGTGAACCCGCCCAACTCGCCGCTGGTGGCCGTGGCATGGCTACAGGCTCTCGGACTACCGGCAGGCACCGCACGGCCGGCAGCGGCCACTTCGTGGGCCGCGTCGGGGTTCCTGGTGGTGTCGGTCGTCGGTAGCGCAGGCATCCGGGACCTGTCCCCGCAGCGAAAGCCCATTCTCTCGATCGATTCCTGGGGAGTCTCGCCAAGCAGCAGCAAGCCGCCGAAAGGGCTTGCTGCCGGGAATCTGGAAATCCTGCGCAGGCACGTCGAGTCGTTCACCGCGCCGGTAGCCGTCAACCCGGGCACCGGGTACGCGCAGGCGATGATCTCGGACGTGTGGATCGAGCGCGCCGAGCCGCAAGAGATCCCCGACCCGGATTCGTCCTACGCGCACTACGTACAGGATATCGGGCTTGCATGGGTGAGTCTCGGATGATCAAGGGAGGGAGCATGGACAACAAAGTCACCGTCCGGACCACCATGGAGCCGGACAAAGACATTGAGATGACCGTAACGGAAGCCGAGGATCTGCGCAGGCAGGGCCTGTTGGCTCCGCAGCGGCCGGAGCGCACCGCCAAGCCAAAGGGTGACGACAAGTGACTGTGACCGTAACCAACCTGCTAGCCGGACCCGCCAGTACTGTATGGATCGGGGACTTCGGCGCGGCCGAGCCGTCCACGATCGACGCCGACCCCGGGGTCGGGTGGCGCGACATGGGGAGCACCACGGGCGGACTCCGCCTGATGGCCGATCGCGAGTTCTTCTTCCTGGACGTTGACCAGATCATCGGTCGCGTCGGCGCGGTCCCCACTCAGGAGAATTTCAGCGTGGCCACCTCGCTGGCGGAAGCGACCCTGGAGAACTACGCGGCGGCGCTCAACATGGCGGAAGACGCCGTGGTCGAGGCAACCGGTACCCGCACGTTGGAGCTGGGTGGCGCGCTCCCCGGGACCGGCCCCAACTACCGGTCGATCATTGTGGACGGGCTCGCTCCGCAGGGCTTCCGGAGGCGGGTGATCGTCCGCAAGGTGCTCAGCACGGCGACCGTGGAGGCGGCGATGGAGAAGGCCGGGCAGACGGTCTACCCGGTGACCTTCTCGGCGTTCTACGTCTCTGCCTCGATCAAGCCCGTCAAGAAGATTGACGAGATCGAGGCGTAGTCACGCTCCGTAAGGGTGCAAGGGGTGCAAGGGTCTTAGGGAAAGTTCTCTAAGTAATTCTTTCCTACACGCGTATGGTCAAGACCCTTGCACCTCTTGCACTTACGCTCTGACCAGCACCGCAAGAACGCCCCGCATAGATGAGTATCAACGGAGGAGACACCGTGAGCAGCAAGACCGACCCCGATCCGAGCCAGAAGCCGGCCAGCGGCGACTACGTTCCGTTCCGGATCGACACGAGCAAGCCGCCAGTCGAGTCGGACCGGTTCCCGCTGTTCTACATCGATGACGTGGAGTACACCGGGCCAGTCCAGGTGTCCGGCACGACCGCGCTCAAGGCGTTGCAGTGGGTGGCCGACAGGGGTTCGCAGTACGCCGCGTACCACACGATGATTGAGTGCATCGGACAGGAGGCGTACGACGCGCTGGTGGGCTGCCCACAGCTCACGTTCCAGCAGACGCGCGATCTCGTCACCAAGATCTCGGACCTGTACTTCGGTCAGGCGATGCAGGCCTTGGGGGAATAACAGCGCGGATCGCTGAGTTGGCGTGGATTCCCGCGCACCTGGACGACCTGGACGCCGATTTCGCCAGGTACTACCGGTGCGACTGGGAATCGCTCAACGGTCCGCGCCTGATGACCAGAGCAGAGCGAGTCGTGCTGTACGGGGGGATCGTCACGCAGCGGCTCATCCCGCGCAGGCGAGCCGCTGCGGCACCTGATGCCACGCTGCCGCCGCTTCCCGCCGGGGCGCAGATCGGCGACCTGTCCGACATGATCGAGGGGTAACCATGCAAACCGGGTTCCGCGCGGCACAGGCGTTCGTGGAAGTCACCGCGCGCCTGGACGACGACAAGGTGATCGCCGCCGCTCGCCGCGCGGCGTCCGGCATGGACTTCACTCTCCGCGACGGGGGGGCGCGCGCGGGTAAGGGACTGACCGCCACGCTCGAACGGGCCGGTAGTGACGCCGGTATCGCGTTGGTTCGAGCAGCCGACAGGCAGACAGCCAAGGCCTTGCCGGCAGCGCTTGAGCGGGCGGGTGATGATGCCGGCACGGCGCTGGTGCGCAAGATGGACGGGCATCTGCGTGACGGGTCCGCGCGCTTCCGGTCGTCCGGTGTCAAGGTTGGCAAAGAGGTATTCGACGGCGCGGAAAGCGGAGTTGACCGGCCCGGATGGTCGATCTTCCTCGGACTGGTCAAGAAAGCACCAAAGGCCGGCGCGGAAGTGGCGTCCGGCCTGGTCGGCGCGCTCAAGCAGGGCTATTCCGGTCCGGTCGGCGGATACCTGGTAGCGGCTACGGGTGCCGCTGCCGTTGTGGCCGGACCTCTGGCTGGCAGCATCCTTGCGGGCGGCTTGCTGGCAGGCCTTGGCGCTGCCGGCATTGGCGCTGGCGTTGCGCTCATGGTCAAGGACCCGCAGATCAAGAACGCCGCTGCCGAGGCCGGCGAGAGCATCGGGGAGCGCCTCAAGTCGGCAGCCGAGCCGTTCCGCGCGGAGATGCTGCTGGCTATTCGCTCGGGTGAGCAGGCTGCGCAGCGATGGGACGGCTCGATCCGCAAGGTCCTCTCCGTCTCGTCCACCATGCTGAACCCGCTGGTCAACGGCGTGATCCGGTTGGTGGACAACCTGTTGCCGGCCATCGCCCGGAACATCAATGCCGCGAAGATGCCAATCCAGTCGATCGCTAACGGGCTGGCCGGCACCGGAAAGGCGCTGGCGGACGTGATCGACATGCTGGGCGACAACGGACCGGAGGCTGCCGCCGCGCTGTCCGCAGCCTTTTTCTTGGTCAACTCGTCTATCAAGATGGTCGGCGGAACGATCAACATCCTGACCGAGGGGTTCGGTCTGCTGATCGAGACGGGGTTCAAGCTCGGTGACGTCATTGGCGGCGCTGGTCTGGCGTTGCAGGGTCTACCCGGTCCGATCGGGGAGGCCGGCGACAAGCTGGTAGGGATGGGCCTTGCCATTCAAGGCGCGGAAGAGAGGTACCGCGCGATGGGCAAGCAGTCCAAGGACGCCACCGACGCGGCCGGCAACGGGACCAAGGCGCTCAATGACCGGACCAAGCTGCTGAACCTGTCCATGCGTGAGGCGGTACGTGAGGCCGGCTCGCTGTCCGCCGCGTTCAAGCTGGTCAACGGCGGCGCACTGTCCGCCCGCGAAGCGGAGTCCGCGTACCAGGCCGCGATTGACGGCGTGACGGCCAGCATCAAGGCCAACGGCAAGACTCTAGACCTGAACACCGATAAGGGGCGCGCCAACGACGCTGCGCTGCGTGCGCTGATCGCCACCACGGACCAGAAAGCGCAGGCGACGTACGACGCGACCGCTGCCACCAAGGGCACTACCGCAGCCGAACAGGAAGCGACCAAGACTTACGAGGCGGGGCGGCAACAGCTGATCAAGTCCGCTATGCAAATGGGCCTGAGCAAAAAAGAGGCAACCGCGTACGCCGACAAGTTGATGTCCATCCCGAAGAGCTGGTCCACCGACGTCAAGATCAACGATATGGCGACCGCCAAGGCTCAGGCGATCAAGCACGAAATCCAGACGATCAACGGCCGCACGGTGGTCGTCGCGGTCAAGTACGAAACCAGGGGTCGCGCGCCGGGTGAGCACATCATCGGGCAGGGCACGCAGCTGCGCGACCGGTGGGGTGGCGTCCATGAGGGCGGCTACACCAAGGCGGCGACCGGCCTTGTGCGGGACGCGCAGATGTTCGACGCGCGATCGCCCGGCCACTACCTGATTGCCGAGCCGGAGACCGGAGGCGAGCTGTTCGCGCCCAAACGGGGCGACATGCGCCGCATCAGGGCGATGGTGTCGTACGCGATTGAGAATTGGTGGGGCGGTTGGGGCAACTTCATGCCGGACGCCGGGCCGAACGCCGGGCCGACCCCAACCGGTGGTGGCACCACCTCCTCGCACTCTCGCAGCGGGGACACCTACGTCACGTTCGGCCCCAACTCCGTCGTACTCGATGCCTCTAAGATCAAGTCGCTGGAAGACCTGTTGTCCATGCTCGCCAGGCTGACCCCCTCAGCTCGCTCCTACCGGATCGGAGTAGCCAGATGACACCGGAGGTACCCCTAACGCCGAAAGAGCGAGTCGAGGCCGTACGGGAGGCCGCCAGCGACGCGCTGCCGTATGCCGCCATCACCCCGCAGGGTGAGGTGCAGATCGGGGCGGTGGAACCTGGCTCGGATGGTGACGCTCATTGGGTTGACGTCTGGACGGTCGGCGCGGACCGCAACGCGCCGCCGAGCTTCCGGATCGTCAATCCCCCGATTGCCGCAGGCGAGCCGCCGCGACTCGACCCAATGCGCGCACTCGCGGAATCCATCGCGCTGCACGGGGGAGCGTCCAGGCGATGACTGTGACGATCGTGTACGGCTCCACGGGGGACGGTTACGCCTACTCCCAAGACGCCACGTACAGCAACGTTCGCAACGGCGCGGGGTTGCAGGCTTTCGCGTCCAACCCGGTCGGCTATGCCGGGCAGTCCAAGTACACGCAGTACGCCAGCACGCAGACATTCTTCCGGTTCGCGTACACGGCCGTGCCGGCCACGGAGGTGGTCACCAGCGCTACGATCTGCCTGACCGTGAGCCAGGTGTTCGGCCCGGCCATTGCTCGGGATCTTGAGGTGCGCGCGTACAACTGGTCAGCCGGAGGCGTCACCACGGCCGACTGGCAGAACCCAACCGCGCTCGCATCGCGCGTCCTGTTCGCCACGTACGCCAACGTCAACACCGTGAGCGCCGGACAGCGCATCCGGGCCGGATCGGACTTGCTGATCTACCACACGAGCGTGAGCACGGGCATGGAGTTCATGCTGGTGACCAACCGGCAGCGACTCGGCACCGTGCCCACGGCGGACGAGATGGTGGTTGTCAACCTCGCAGGCACGGCCGGTACCGCCACCGATCCGGCGCTGGTCTACACCACCGCGCCCCGCTCTCGGGTGTTCGGCGCGCTCGGTGCGTCCGCGCAGCTCGCGGACGGGACGTGGGCGTACATCGAGAACAACGGCGCGGGGTACGACCTCAAGCACGTCACGCAGGCCGGGACGGTGACCACGATCGGCGCGCTGCCGATCGGTACCACAGCCGCCACGTTCGCCGACCCGGCTGGCGCGCAAGGCCTTGCTCTGGTCACGGACCCCGACGCCAATCTGTACGTCTTCGGCCGGCTCGGGTCCGCCCCGGGCTCGATCGCGTGCCGCGCGTACGCCAAGGCTGCCGGGTACGCGTGGACGGCCGGCACGTTGCGCGCTTTCGCCATGCCGAGTCACAGTGCGCAGATCAACAACGTCACGGCGGCGTGGGTCGGACAGACTGGCGGCGTGATCTTCGTGCTGTGCGCCCATGGCGCGGGCACGCTCGTTCCGTCCGGCACCACGGACACGGCGTGGGCCACCGTCTCGCGCGACTCGCTACTCTCCGGGGCCGGCGCGCTGCCGCTTGCGGTCGGCGACGCGTCCGCCATCATGGAGCTGGACACGCTGCCGGATGAGGCCGGCGGGCATCGCAACGAAGTCGGGTCCGGCCTTGACGTCGCCGTGTCTGCCGACGTCCCCGGATGGACGTACGCCTCCTCGTGGGCGCGCAAGAGGGTGCCCGGCCAGAACGGCTACACGGCGCTCGCCCGGTACCTCATCTCCGGCATCGGTACCGGCTCGCCACAGCAATCACAGGAACCATCGGTAGGGTGGGGCGTCAAGGACGCGTCCGGCAAGCTCCGCGTGATCGAGGCAACCGGCGGACTGGCGATGGTGGTCAGTGCCGACCGGGACACCGGGTTCGGCATCTCGGCATACATTCAGATGCACACTGCCGATCTGTCCGGCTCGACGTCTGTGGGTCGGGTGTACCTCGCTGGCGAGTCGATTCCCTCCATGCCAGACGGGCCGGCTGTCGCTAGCTCGCAGGCGTGGGACGCGGCGTTCTCCCCGACCGAGAATCGCGTGTGGGTGTACTACGTTGACGTCACCAACTCGCTGCGAGTGCGCCGTACCCCGATCTCGCTTGACACCTTCACCGCAACCCGGCAGGAAGTCACGGTGTACACCGCGCCCGCCGGCTCGACTATCCAGGCGATCCGCCTGCCACGTGGCGGTCGGGTGTCCGCCCGGGCGCTGGTTCAGGTCGCGTACGTCAATGGCGGGGTCAACTCGCTCGCCAACGTGGTTGATCAGTATAACGTCGCGCCGACCGCGCCGACGCTCACCCCGCGCTCGGGTGTGGACGCGACGCTTGCGTTCAGCCTCACGTGGACCTTCACCGACCCGAACGCCGGAGACACGCAGAGCGCGTATCAGCTACAGATAGAGGACACCGCCGCGCCGGGCGTCGCCGTGGTGGACACGGGCAAGGTGGTCAGTGCTTCCATGGCGCGCACGATCACCGCAGGCACGCTCGCCAACAGCAAGACGTACCAGTGGAGGGTGCGGACGTACGACGCGCTTGACGTGGCCGGGCCGTACTCCGGGTACTCCTCGTTCACCACGGCGGCCGGCGGCGCGGTGACGATCACCTCGCCCGCTGCCGACAACCCGCCCGGCATCGCCACCGATGAGTACCAGATCACGTGGAGCGCGGCGGGCACTGTCCAGGCCGGTTACCGGATCTGGCTCTACCGCGCCGGGGCGATGATCTCAGACTCCGGCTGGATTGCCAGCGCCGCGCAAACGCACCTGATCACGGGCATGCTCTCGGACGTGGAGAACGAGGTTCGCGTCCAGGTCCGTAACTCGGCACTCGTGACATCGAACATCGGTACGCGCCTCATCACGCCGTCCTACGGCACGCCCGAGCGGCCCGCGATCACTGTGACGCCCGTCCCGGATGGCGGATACATGGAGATTGCAGTCTCCAATCCTGCGCCGGGACAGCCAGCAGGCGGCGGTCCGGAGTACGGATTTGAGCCGGGGGATTCGCTGGCCGGATTCACGGACAGCGCCGGGGCGCTGGCGCTGTCCACCGATCGCGCGCTGCGCGGCACAGGTTCGGGCAAGTTCACCGCGACTGGCGGTGTCCAGGCGTACTCCCGCGCGCCCGCGCAGCCGGTCACGACCGGGCAGCGTTACACCGTGCGGTTCTGGGCGTACAGCACGGCAGGCCGGAACATTACCGCGTCGATTGACTGGCTCGGTCCGGCAGCGGCGTACCTGTCCACTGGTTCCGCGCAGATCGCGGTGCCGGCGGGCGTGTGGACGCTGTGCCGATTCACCGGTTCCGCTCCGGCCGGCGTGGAGACTGCCCGGTATGGTCCGACGCTGAATACGCCAAACCCGAGCGCGGGCGAGATCATCTACATTGATGATCTCCTCATCTCACCCGCGTCTGACCGGCCGGAGACGATATTCAACGAGATCTATCGTCGGCCGGTCGGCGAGTCCACCTGGGCACTGATCGGGACGTGCGAGCCGGATAGCGTATACCGGGACTACAGCGCGACGTCCGGCGTCGCGTACGAGTACATGGCAAGGGGGATCGGGTGAGCTTCACGGACAGCGACCCGGAGACGGGAACCCTTGTACTGCAAGGGGTTTGGCTGCACGATCCGCTCAATGCGCCAGAGAGCGCCCGGCAGTACCGCTACGGCGGACCCCCCGGGCAGCGCGCCGCCGAGACTCCGGATCAGCTCGACTACTACGCGGGTCGAGAGCTACCCGTGGTGGACTACAGCCCGCACCTCTCCGACAGTGTTCAGGTGGCCGTGACGGTGCCGTTCGGCCCGGACTGGGCAACGCAGATCGCGGACGCGCAGGCGTTCTCCACGGCGCGGCGGTCGCTCACCTATCGGGACGGCCGGGGCCGCAACATCACGGGACGCCTGTCCGGGTACATGGAGCGCGACGAGCGCCACGGCACCACGTGCTCTTTCGAGATGACCCGGGCGGTGGCGTAGTGCAGTCGCTGTCGGTGCCGGCCGCGCGCAACCCGAACGGCCACTCCCCGGCCGAGATCCTTGCTGCACTGCAAGGGATTGGCGGGGGTAGGTCGCTGGACTTCCGCTACGAGTTGTACGACGTGGCCGGCAACTACGTCCGCGACCTCGACAATGTGAAATCTTGCTCGATCGAGCAGAACTGGTTGGCGGACATCAAGCGCACCGCGCGTTTCACCATTCGCGACACGGGCGTCATCAACCTGCTCACGGACCGAATCAAGCCCTATGTGCGGATCAACCTGCCTCCGTACGGGCCGGACGACTGGGCTGAATGGCCGCAAGGTCTGTTCGCGTTGCAGTCGCCCCGACGCAACGCGAACGAAAGTGGCGTGGTGACCAGGGAGATCGTGGCGTATGACCTGTTGCAGTCGGTGGCGGACATGACGGTTACCGATCGGTACGTCGTAGCCGCAGGCAGCAACTACTTGACCACGATCCGCACGTTGCTGCTCGCGGTGCCGCAGCCCATCGCGCCGCGCGTCCCGACGTCGGCGGCCGCGCTCCCGTCCGATCGGGAGTGGCCGCCCGGTACGCCGTACCTGCGGATCGTCAATGACCTGCTTGCCGCTATCAACTACGAGTCCTTGTCGTACGACGAAGACGGTGCGGCTGTGGTCCGGCCGTACCAGTCTCCGGCTGCGCGCGCCGAGGAGTACGCGCACGCGAGTGACTCTACGAGTCTGATTGTCCCGGACGTGCAACAGGAGTTGGATCTATGGGCGGTGCCGAATCAGTGGCTGTTGATCGTCAGTGACCCGGATCGCCCCATGCTGCGCAGCGTCTACACCAACAACGATCCCGCCTCACTCACGTCCACCGTGCGCCGGGGTCGCGTCATCGCCGCCGAACCGCAGTACGTGGATGCCGCTGACCAGTCCACCCTGGACGCTATGGCGGCGCGCGCGGCGTTCGAGGCTAGTCAGATCTACGAGGCGGTGGAGTTCTCCACGGCCCTGTTCCCGATCCACTCGGGCAATGACGTCTACCGCCTGCGATATGGTCCGCTTGCGATCAATGCCAAGTACATCGAGCATTCCTGGTCCATGGATCTTGAGGCGGGTGCGCGGATGCGGCACCGGGCGCGCCGGGTGGTGACGGTATGAGTACGGACCCGCTGGACTTCTTGCAGGCGGTCGCCGGATTCGCGCGGGATCAGGATTCGGGTCGAGACACCAAGCTCGCCAAGATCGATCCGGCGTACGTCTCCACCTCATACCCCGCCACTCTGCCCCGCGTCACGTTCGAGGGTGAGTCGGCGCTGAGCGCGAAGCGCTACGCCGTGCTGTCCCCGTACCGGCCAACGCCCGGCGACCGCGTTCTGATGATCCCCTCCGGGCAGACATACGTCATCGCGGGCGCGGCCGGATGGACGCCTCCGAGCCTGCCTATCCAGGTGGAGAACGGCACCGATCAGACGGGCATCACAAGCGCGAGCGCGAGCGCGGGTAGTCCCGTGGTGGGAACTTCGTTCGTCGCGCCAGCATCCGGCAGGGTGTGGATATCGATATCCGGTAATCTGTTCGTCGGTACGGCTACTGGCGAATTGGTGCTGGGGTGGGAACTGCGCGCCGACGCTGTTGTCGGATCGGGTGCCGTGCTTCTCGGAAACGATGCCGACCGGGCGCTTACGGCCGGCCGCACAGCGTCCACACAGGCGGGTGGCACTAACCGCTACCTGCACACCGGTCTCACCGGTGGCAGTTCGTACAATGTCCGGGCAATGCATTGGATTAACGGCGGAACGGGCATTGTCACGTATCGGCGACTCGCGGTAGAGGCGGCTTAACGGGCGAGTGGGATTCGCATATGATCGATTCCTAACAGGAGGAGATCCCATGCGGAAGCTGTTCGCGTTCCTGCTCGCGCTCGCCATCGTGATCTACGGCGCTGCCGTACTCAGCAAGCCGGCCCCGGCCGGGGCTGCCTGCCGCGCGCCCATCAAGATCCTGACGGTCGGCGATTCGATCACCGAGGGCGCGACCATGACCGGTTCGGTGTCGCCTGCGTACCGGGCCGAGTTGGGCCGCCTGCTGGACGCGGCCTGCCAGCCGCACGAATTCGTGGTCGCCGCCAAGGGCGGTACCACCTGCAACTACTGGTCCGACAAGATGGCCGGACTGATGACCACGCATCACCCGGACATCGTGCTGATCAACTGCGGTACCAACAACCGGCTCGACAACAAGACCCCGGGCGAGCGCGCCGCGTTCGGAGCGCTGTATCGCAGCCTGTTTGACACGGTGGTGGACTCCGACCCGGACGTGCTGGCGTGGCCGGCATGGATTCAGTACAGCGCGGGCACCACGAACGCCGCGTGCACCGCGCACGGCCCGATCACGTGGCTACGCGCCAGTCAGGCCATGGTGAACGATGAACTCTACCGCGCGATGATCAATGTCATTGACGAGTGGGGCGACCGCATCCCGAGCTTCATCGACTACCAGGGAATCCCGGAAGGGTACCTGGACGATTGCGGCGTGCACCCGACCCCCGGCGGGTACGACATGATGGGCACGATCGCATACCGCAAGATCGCCGAGAAGCTGGGACTGCCGGCAGTCCCTGAGCCGTGCGGTCTGACCGGGCGGCGCGACGGCTACCCCGTACCCGCGCGCAAGCCGTGCACCACGATGGGAGTCTGACCATGACCCGCGCACCCGCGACCCTGCTCGCTGCTCGCACCCTGCTCCTTAGCCACCTCGCCGACGCCCCCGGCCCGGACGACCTGGACCCGGCGGGGGTCGGCATTGTTGGCGACCCGGCCCACCGGGGCGGCTACCACTGCGGCTCCGATCGGGTGGTCACGAACGACTACTCGGTGGTCGAGTCACCCCGGGACCGGGCCGGCCTGACCTCGGACGCGTCGGCGCTGGACGTCGGCGAATTCGGCTACGGCAAACACAACCTGCGATCCTTCTCCGTGTGGTGCGTCGGCGAGTGCGTCAAGGGCGCGCCGGACACGCTGGACATTCGCGAGATCATCTACAGCCCAGACGGCAAGGTCGTCAAACGGTGGGACCGGCTTGGCAAGCGCACCACGGGTGACAGCTCGCACCTGTATCACACGCACTTTTCGTTCTTCCGGGACGCGATCAAGGCGGGGCGCGATCAGTCGCCGTTGTTCCGCCGGTACCTCCAATCCATCGGACTCATCCAGGGGAGCACGCCCATGGCCGACGCCACGCAGAACGTTCAGGACCTGCACGATGCGTACTACGACAAGGATCAGGGGTTCGCTCTCGGCAAGGGCGAACCGATCAACCGGTACGACCTTGAGCGCCACGCGCTTTGGGCGATCCTCAACGGCACCGGGTCGGGCGCGTTCCTCGTCCAGGCGCTCAGCCGGATCGAAGCGCAGCTCGCCGCGATCCGAGGAACCGACTTCACCAACGAGCCGGAGATCGCGGCGGCCGTGCTGCGCGGCCTGACTCCGGAGATGTTCGCTCAGGCGTTCGTCCTGTCCGGCTGGACCCCGGAAGCGTTCGCCGCCGCGCTCCCGCGTGACCTCGCGGACCAGATGATCGTGGCGCTCGGGCGCGAACTGAGCCAGTGACCACCGCCTCGTACACCTCGCGGGGGCGAGACATGAGCGAGCCGAGCAACGCGGAGATCATGCGCCGCGTGGATGATCTCCAAGCCGCGATCCGGGAGGATTTCGCGGAGATCCGGCAGGCTCACGAGCGGTTCGTGCTCCGCGAGGTCTACGAGGCGAGGAACGCCGCACTGACCGCGCGCGTGGAGGCTGTCCAGCTTCAGCAGGAAAAGGACAACGCCGAGCGCAGAACGGACCGGCGGTGGGCAATCGGTTCTATCGTGATCCCCCTCGTCATCTTCGCCTATCAGATCATCTCCAACCTGCAAGGGACCGCTTCGTGATTCGCCGCGCACTGATCGCGCCGCGCCTGCACCTGCGTGACTGGCTGATGATCGCGGCGGCAGCTGCGGCCGTTGTTGGGTTCCTGTACCTCGCCGGGCAGGTGGGGGACCAGCGGCGGCAGCTCGACGCGTTCTCCGTGGCGCTGGCGCAGCAACGCGAACAGGCGCAAGAGTCCGGCCAAACACCCGTTGCGCCCGCCCCCGAGGAGATCCGGCGCGATCCGAATGTAGTGCAGGGCCAGCCGGGCGAGCCCGGGGCGGCTGGATCTCCGGGTGCCCCGGGCGAACCGGGGCGTCCAGGTGCTGTTGGTCCATCCGGTCCGGCCGGGCCGGCCGGACGGGACGGGACCGATGGACAGAACGGTGCGAGCGCAGTCGGCCCGTCCGGCCCGCCGGGGCCGGCCGGCCCGGCTGGCCCGGCAGGCAAGGATGGAGCGGACGGCAAGGACGGCGCGGACGGCACCAACGGTACGGACGGGAAGGACGGCAAGCCGCCGTCCTCTTGGACGTGGCAAGACCTGCTCGGCATCACGCACACCTGCACCCGTGACGAGGGGTCGCTCGACTCTTCGCCGACTTACACCTGTACAAGGAGTTGACCAATGTCGATCCTGACCGCCGAGCGCAAGACCAAGCTGTCCGCGCTCGCGTCGTTCCTGGTGGCGCTGGTAGGGCTGTCCGCGCTCGCCACGTACGCCACCGATCTGACGCCGCTGCCGGACTGGCTGGAAGTGCCGGCCGCGTCGTTCGTGCTGTACGCGACCACCTACCTGACCGGCTACGTCACCAGGCATCGCCCCGAAGAGCTGTCGCAGTCGGCCATCGACGCGTTCCGCTCTCGCCTCGGTGGCCGGCCGGGCTACACCGTGCCGGCGCAGCGCGCCTCGGACATGGGGTCCAACCTGAACCCGGCCAGGCCGGACCGGTTCGCCTGACCCCCGTACGGCCGAACGCCCCGGACCACTCGGTCCGGGGCAGCGGGTGGGCGTCAACTGAGCCGACCAACAAAGAACCCCCGGGATGATCATCCCGGGGGTTCTTTGTTGCGTGTACGTGTCAGGCTTCCGCGTCGGCCATCTCGTCCAGCCGGTTCGCCACGGCGTCGAGGTTGTCCAGCTCAGTCACGTGCTCGCTGGTCAACAGGAGTCCGCCTCGCAGGACGGTCACCGTGTCCCGAACGATCGCGGCAGCCTTGCCGGGGGTTCCGAAAGTGTCGGCCAGACCTCGCGCCACATTCTCGATGTCCATTGTGGATCTCCGCTCTGTAGTTGTTCCCTGCCTTGCTATGTCCACTATAGCGGATGACCCCGGAGGCTGTCTACCCCCGGGGCCGATCCGATCAGGCGAGCGCGGCGCGGCCAGCGTCGGTCAGGGTGACCCGGATGTAGCAGAGGTGCCCGCCCTTCTGGCCGATCAGCGGACGCTCGCACGGGAGATCGTGTCCGTCACCCTGGTTACGCGTCTTGCACGTCGGGCAACTCGGGATCTTCGCTAGGAAGCCGTCCCGCAGAAGCTTGTCCCAGGCGGCCCCGACGTTGAATCCGGGCTGGCCAGCAAAACTGTTCATCTCGCCACCGTTCGCGGCGATCGTGCGAAGTGTCTTCAGTCCGGTCGCGGTCGGTGCGTTCTTCGTCATACGTCCACTATAGCGGATGGGAGTCAGGGCCGCAACATGGACGTGCCCCCGACCGGTCCGAGTCGGGGGCACGCGAGGAGCCAACTTACCGGATGGTGCCGCTGAACGTGCCCGACACGCGGCGCGGGCGGCGCATCCAGGCGACCGCAAGCAGCACGAACGAACACGCGAGCAGGAACCCGAGCAGGGTCGCCGCATCCGCCATCGCGCTGGTCACGGACGTAATCAGCTCAGCGACAGCCCAGGTCACGGCCGTGACGGCAGCGGCAGCACTCAGCGTGATCACGCCGACGAGTGCGGCCGCGCGCTCCCAGTTCGGCCGCTGCGGTGGCCGGACACGGTGCTGGGGCGCGCGCAGCACCGTCGTGTAGTACACCGCGCCTGCACGCTGGATCGAGCCGGCCGGAGTTACCTCGCCGTGCGCTACCAGCTGCTGGTAGCGCCGGTACTCCGTGGCCGGGAACTGGACGTGCGCGTACTGCGGCGGCAGTAGCTCGGTCGGCACCAACGTCAGATCCTGCGCCATCAATCCTCTCCCCTCAGCTTGCGCACCAGCGACCGGGCAACCGGGCTGGTGCCGACGTTCTCTTCCGCTATCCGGCGTATCCACGCCATCTCGGCCCGATCGAGCCGGGCCACGCGTTCCAGGTGGTCCGGCACCAGAACCACCCGAAGGCCGACAGCGGCTGCCAGCGCCGCGATCGTTCCAAGCCCGGGGTTCGGCACCTTGCGCGCCTCGATGTTGCTGATCGAACACTGCCGGACGCCGGCCGACGCGCCCATCTCGCGCTGGTTCATCCGCCGCGCCATCCGCTCGATGATCAGGCGCGAGACGATCCGCTCGACGTACTTCGTGCCGTGCGCCGGGATCATCGGAGTATCCCCATCCACAGGCCGAGCGCGATCAGGACTACGCCCGGCACCACCAGAACCAGGTCCTTGACCTTGCCGACCGCCCTGCCGTGACCCATGTTCCGCGCCAGCCGCTGCGCCCTGGCTGTGTCCGGCTTGATCCGGCGGGGGTTCCACCGGTTGTGCTGCACGTTGTAGGCGGGCATGGTGACCTTGATCAGCAGGAATTCCAGGATCAGGCCCATCCCGCGCGGCATCCGTCCGAGGTGGATCGTCTTGCGCTTGATCACCAGGTCATGCCAGGGCTTCGCCTCGTGTTGCTTGCCCCGGTGGAACAGGCTGTTCGTGATGCCCGCGTAGCCGTAGTGCCGCCACCACCCGGACGGGCGACGGCAGACGTAGACGTACAGCCAAAGCCGCTCGACCTTGAGGTACTTCCGGATCTTCTTCACGGCCGGAAGCCCCGTGCATTGATGGCGCGGTGCAGGGCTGCGCCGTGGTGGTCTATCCCCATCCAGTTGCCGGGGGCAGGGGACCGTTCCAGCGTCTCGCCAGCCACGCAGCCCGGCAGCACGTCCCCCTGCTCGATCTGGTGCCGGCCAACCGCGACGAACATGCGCAGCGGCACCACCCATCCCGGCAGGGACACGTACTCCCGGCGGTAGTGGACCATCCGCGCCGTGGTCGGCCCGGTCGCGCACTCGACCGCGACGACCATCGCTTCCAGGCGCGGCACGTCCAGCCACTGCTGATCGAGCGGCCCGCCCAGAAACAAATGCTTCGTCTGCCTCATGCGTTCCTCCATGTGTCCGGGTAGCCGAATGCCGGCTTGAGTAGCGCCCGGTCCGCAAGGCGCTTGCACGCCCGGCGCTCGCGCCATCCGCTCGGCTTGACCAGTCCGAGCCGGGACCGGTTCGCCCGGTTCCACACCCGGCGCTGCACGCGCCCCATCCTCATCGGATGCACCTTGGGTAGTAGACCCATGCGCCGTTCTTGCAGACGCCGACCACCCGAAACCTGCGCCCGTGCGCCCACGCGAGATCCAGCGCGTACTCCATCGCCTGCGCCCACGTCATCGCCGACGCCACCCGATCACCAGTAGATCCATCGTGGATCCTCCCCTCACTCAACTACCCCCACTATAGCCCACGTGCGCCGATCGCGGAAGGCTGCCCCATAGGACATTACCTATGATCTTGGTAAGATCATAGGTATGAGCGGACAGACGAGCGGAGACGCGACGCCACAGCCAGGGCTAACCGCGTCTCGATTCAAGATCATGAGCCCGGTCGGATTCACCCTGTTCACGGGCCGGGTGCTCTGGCGCTACTTCGTGACCGGCCGTGAGATCGCAGGCCCCGGCGACAACGCGACGTTCCTCCACGATGCCACGATGGACCGTGGCTACCCGTTGCTGCGTCCGTACCAGGTGCTGACCCGGGCGCGCTGGCGTCGGGTAGCCCGGCGTAACGCGCTGATCGGCGTGCCTGCGGCGTTGCTCGGGGCGGAGGCGCTGGCGGACATCGTGGAAGCGCCGTACCGCCTTCTCGACGCCGCCCCTCCGGCCTGGACCGGCGTGCCGTGGTTCGATCTGCTTCAGGGCTACGCGGGCGCGGGCACGATGGCCGCTGGCATCATCGTGGTCCCGAAGATCAGGCATGCGTACGACATCCGCAAGCCGGCGCGAGAGTTCATCTACCCGAGCGTCCAGGTAGCGACCAGGATTCTTGGCGTGCCGTACCGCAAGCGTGAGGCGCTGCGGATGCTCGACCTGCCCAAGGGTTGGGGCGAGGGCGGCGAAGAGATCCCGAGCGATGCCACGATGCCGCGCTTGTTCCTGCCGGCCGTGCCACTGGACGCCAGCACCAAAAAGCGGATCGTCGCCAACGTCGGCGCGCGCCTCGGCATCCCCAACCCCGAGGGGGACTGGCAAGAGGTTGGCGGACGGGCGCACGTGACGTTCCGCGCGTTCCCGCTGCCGCCCGACAAGCTGGACGCGGCCAAGGTCATGCCGGCCATCGAGGCGGCAGACGTGACGCACCCCGTGGTGGGATTCGCGCAGGGGCACGTGCCCGTGGCGCTCGACTATGAGGAGGAGTCGCCGCACCTGCTCGTGTCCGGTGGATCGGGGACCGGCAAGTCCAGCCTGGTCCGGGTGGTGCTGTCCAAGCGGATGTCCAAGGGCAACGGCTTGATCGTGCTGGACTTCAAGCGCATGTCACACCCGTGGGCCGATGACCTTCCGAGTGACCGGGCGCTCTACTTCTACAAGATCGAGAACATCCACGAAGCGCTGGTGATGGTCGATGTCGAGCTGCGGCACCGGATGCACGGCCCGAAAGAGTTGCTGGGCACGCATCGCCCGGTTGACATCTTGGTCGAGGAACTGAACAGCCTCACCGCCATGCTGCGCGCCTACTGGCGTGAGCGCCGCGCCGAGATCAAGCGGGAGAACGCGGCCCTGCTCAAGGATGATCCGTACGCGGACGTCACTGAGCCGCCGTTGCTTTCCCCCGCAATCCAGGCCATCGCCAACGTGACCAACCTCGGCCGGCAGGTGCTGATGTTCGTCACCGTGGCCGGGCAGCGCGTGTCCGCGAACGCACTCGGTGCCAACGGTGGGGACACGCGAGAGAGCTTCCAGTCACGCATGATCGCCAAGTGGACGCGCAAGACATGGACAATGCTGACCGATGTCCCGTACGTCGTGTGTCCGTCCGGCCCACGCGGGATTTGGGCGCTTGTCCAGGGGGACAGGGTGTCCATTGTCCGGGTGCCGTACCTGTCCGACGAGGAGGCGCGGACACTCGCGCTGTCCGGACCGGACCCGGTAGAGCCGATCTTGTCCAGCGTGGCCGGACAGCGGCGGCGGACAATCGAGGGCGAGACTGTCCAGGCGGACAGGCTGGCCGGACAGCGCGGACAGCTCACCTCGCTGTCCAGGGCTGCGGACACTCTGCGGCTGACGTTGGAGGCGCTGCGGGTCGCCAGCAAGCGCGACGACGCGTTCCCGATCCCGGCCGAGGTGGGCGGCCCGGGCAAGCCGAATCTCTACGACCTGGCCGCGCTGATCGAGTGGCGCGAAGCGCGCCACGGCCGACTTGAGTTGGGTCCGGGAGGTGGGTCGTAGCCCTCTGTACGCCCCGTACGCTGGGAAAAAGGAACCCTCGGACCTAGGTCCGGGGGTTCCTTTGTTGGTGCCGTCAGAGGCTCGCTCGCAGGCGCGACACCGCCTTGCGGCCCGCCTCGATCGGGTCAGCACCGGTCCAGGTGTCGGGTCGATCCGCGAGGATCTTCTCTGCGATCCCCCGGTCGCTGTCCGGGTCGCCGTTGCGGATCATCTCCGCTGCGTCCAGCTTCCACGCAGCGGACGCTCGCGGACGGCGCGGCGAGGGGATGATGTCCACCGGAGCGGCCGGCAGGGTGTCCATGTCCGGCACGGTGTCCGGGGCGGTGTCCGCGTCCGCGCTGTCCGCCGTGTCCGTGTCCGTGTCCTTGTCCTTGTCCTTGTCCTTGTCCTTGTCCTTGTCCTTCTGGACATCGGACATCTTCGGCTTGGTGAACAGCGCCAGTCCGGACAGGATCATGATGCCGTCGATTGCAACCGCGCCGAGGATCGCCAGAGGGATCGGCTGCCCGTACCACATGAACACGGTCACGATGTGGACAAAGCTCGACGCCAGGGCGGCGAAGCTGACCAGCCCCAGCACCCCGAACCTCAGGCCCTTGTGAAGGTGAGACCACGCGTTGACCATCTCCACGCCGACCAGTGCGGCGAGGGGCAGCACGATCGCCAGCACGAACGCACCCGGGTCCTGTGGGGTGTGCTCCGGCAGCTTGTGCCAGTCAACCACTTCGGTGTAAGCCGGAATCCACAGCGAGCGAATGTTGCCGGCCACCGAGATCAGGCCGCCACCGATCAGGCCGAGCCACCCGAGAGTACGTGCGCGCTTGTCCATGTCCGCTGTCCTCCGTTGTCCGTCTGCTGTCCTCCACTATAGCGGACGGACATGGACACGGACAAGAGGAAGCCCCGGACAATCTCTGTCCGGGGCTGTCCATTGTCCAGGGCTAGGGGATCTCGTCCCGACTCACTTGATCGTCCGAATCATGCGCCGCAGACCCTCGGCCAGCGCGGCCTGACTCGCACCCGCGTCTGCCGCGTCCGCGAGATCGTTCAGCGCTTCACGGAGCGCGTCCCGGTTGATCGTGGGCCGCTCGAACGCCGTAACGCCAGTGACGACCACCGACTGCCCGAATGCTTCGCGGAGCTGCCCCGTGACCCATTCGTAGTTGGCCGGTACCCACCCCGCAGGCAGGGTGTACGCCGCACAGCCAGTGGAGAACTGCCCAGGGCCGGCCGAGTAGAGGTAGTGGATCAGGTGGGTTGAGTTGGGACTGACCAGGGATTTTCCGTTGTCTGCCATACCTCCACTATAGCGGAAGGGCCGGACTCCGCAAAGAGTCCGGCCCTGATCCTTTGTGGTCAGCCCGGGTAGCCGTCCGCCATGATCGGGCCGCGCCGGATGCTGACCCGCTTCGCCTTGAGCTGAGCGTTCGACGCGAGGGGAGCCCACGTCCCCGAGTCGTCCGGCGCGTTGAGTCGGTCCCCGATCGTCTCCAAGACCACCTTCACGGCGTCCGACGCGCTCTCCGCGTACACGATCGCGCTCTGGAACGTGTCGTACTCGCCGGTCACGTCGCTGGTCACCTTGTACAAGTAGAGGTTCGTCATACGTCCACTATAGTCCAGGAGAGTTCATCAGCACAACCCCCCACCACGCAAGGAATCCAGCGGCCAGGAACAGAAGGCCGGCGATGCCGAGCTCCTCCGCGTCGCTCGGCTCCATCCATAGGCGACGGTGCCGGCCCTCATACCCGAATCGTGGTGGCGGTATGGTCTGCTTACCGGACAACGCGGACCCCCTGTTCGGCGCAGGCGTAGTACAAATCCCCAGGGGTCACGTCCTGTGGCAAGCGACCGTCATCGAACACGTGATACCCGGACCGACACAGCACGTAGTCCACCAGCTGCGAGCAGATCATGTGACCCGAGTCCGTGACGTACCGGCGGACCCATGCCGTGATGCGCGCCCGTGGCGCGCGATGGTGCAGTGCCAGCGCCGCGTAGTCCGCGAAGCTGTACGGCCTGCCGATCAATTGCCGGGCGTACAGAGCGACGCTCGCGCGCTGCTCAGTCGTCAACGGTAGGCGGTAGATCGGACCGTATCCCGGCGCATACGGTCGCGCCCGAGCGCCGCCCGGCATCGCCTCCAAGGCGTCCCCGTCACCCACGTAGATCCACGCGTGAGTGAACCGGCACCCATCCCCGATGATCGCCTGACCGATGGAGACACCGACCCCCAACCGACCGCCGATCGTAGCGAATCCCACGTCTCCCGGTAGAAGTTCCATACGTCAATCGTCGCACGCGAAAGCGGCCCGGACTCCCCCCTCAGGAGTCCGGGCCGTTTCTGGTGATGCGGGTAGGTCAGCTGCGGGCGAACGTGTCGTTCGCCTTGGCAGCCACGTACGCGCGGTACGCCGGCAACGCCTTGCCCTTGTCCTGATCGGTCGGGTCGGACAGGCCGAACGCCTTGACGCTCCGGTTGAAGCTCGACGGCTTCGAGTTGACCCGGGCCAGAACCGGCGTGCCCTTGCCCACGTACTGCCGGATCTGCCCCACGACCATGCCGGCCGAGAGGTGCATCTCCGAGACGGTGTGCGGCAGGCTCGGGATCTTGTCGGTGGTCGGACCGTCGATCACGATCACGTCGGCGATCACCTTGTCGTACTCCTTGCCGTCCGACTTGCCCCGACCCTTCTCCATCCGCAGGCCCACGATGGCGACCAGCCGGCCGTCCAGGTCATCGATGACCGTGAAGTCGGCGGTCGGGGTGGCGAACGGGTCGTCCGAGGTGTTGGCGGTGGCGAACGGGTCGGTCATGGTGTCCGTCATGTTCTGTTCCTGTTCTGCTCTGGGACTGTTGTGGGTGCCCGGCCCCTGCTTGGCCTCAGTAAGCAGGGGCCGGGCTGCTTTTTCAGAGCGTCCAAGCTCGGTCCGTGTGCAACCGAGTCAGGTCCGACTCGCAACCACGGGGGGAATCGAACCCACCAGTTATCACCGGTTCCCGGGGTTCGCGGCCCCGGTACTGTGGATCAATAGAACCATCTGCGCGGTCTGCTTGCCCGGCTTCCGGATGCGACCCCGGTTGCCGTACTCGCGTGCCCCTTGGTGGACTTGAACCACCTCGCTCCGGGCCAGCCGGAGCTTTACCGTTCGGGCGCGTCCGCCCGGGGCGAGATGGGGAGTGCCGCGCCGGCCTGATCGGTCCTCCCGGCGCAACCGTTGAGAGCGCCCCCGAAAGGGACTCCCCACCAGTCCCTTACGGGGAACCACTCGGCATCTGTCTCCCTGTTGGTTGCGTTCCCCGGATGCCGGGTTCGCGGGACCTCGGGTTCTTTTGTAGAGCGCTACCGTCATCGCGCTTCGTTCTTGGCGAGCAAGGGGAACCGAGTTGACTCCGGATCACTCCGGCCGCTCGCCGTTCCCCTTGCTCTGGTACCAAGCTTACTCAGATCGTAGGGTCTGTCAACCCCTATAGTGCAGCAAGTCTGAGCTGCGCCACCTGCGCCAGCTCCGGTCCCCAGATCCCCAGCTCGGACGCCTCGTGGTAGAGGCGAGAGCCGTCCTCCCGCGTCTCGATCGACCCGAGCAGTCGCGCGTACACCTCGGTCAGGTTCGGCCGGGACTGCGCCCACGTCAGGCGCACACCCGACACGGCCTGCCTGGCCGACTTGCACGCCGATCGCTGTTCCACGTTCAGCTTGGCGATGCGGACCGTCTCCCACCCGCGTTCCAGGTCGAGCGGAACCACCTGCGCGGTCAGGTCGTCCGGACACCAGATGGCCGCACCGCGCGTCTGCTCGATCTGATACGGCATGTCGATCCAGGCACCCGCCCCGGGGTCCCACATCGCGTCCCCGTGCGCGTAGAACGAGAGCTGCGCCTCAACCTCCTGATAGGACCAGAACTTGCGCTGACTCTTGGTGTCCCCGATGTGAATCAGCGCGGTGAGCAGATCCTCCAACAACGTATCGAACGTGCCACACGCGTTCAGGCGCTCGACCATCACGATGCGTTCCTGCATCCCCGGAATCGGCCGGAGCTGCGCCTCTTTGAGTGCGACCGTGATCAGCCGGATCAACTCGCGCTCGCTGTCACCCGCCGCGTACGGCAGGCCGCGCCACTCCGCCTCCGCAATGGCGTGCACCCGGTTTCCACGCTCCGCGCCGCGTCCGCCCCCGGCCGCGTTCTTGGCCCTCTCGGCCAGTTCGAGCAATTCGGCGCGGATGGCTTTCACCGCGTCCGGCGTGATCTCGTCCAGTCCGCCGATCACTCGGGCGATGTCCGCGAAGATGCTCGGATCGGCCACCAGTCCGGCCAGGGTAGTGCTCATGTCCCACTCGTGAAGCGCCTTCTGGTCAGAGAAGGCGCTGACGAGGTTGGACGTCCGCATGTACCCGCCGGGATGCGGCGAGCCGTCCCGGTTCGGCAGGCGGTACCGCCCACCCGTGATAATGCGGTCGCGGTTCGCCTGCCGAGTGTCCTCCGGCGTGGCGAACGGGTCGTCCAGGTCTGCGGTCGGCGCGGTCACTTGTTCAGCCCATGCCGCGCGTGGTCCGGGCGCGGGTCGGTGGTGGTGAAGGTCCAGCGCACGGCCTCTCCGTCCGCACCCGACCACGCCACCGGCACGCCCCCTGCTACCGGCACCACTACCGGCAGGGCCGTATTCGGGGTGCGCTCCATCCATCCGATCACTGCCCACGACACGGACGGCAGTTGGTCATTCACCGCCCACAACGGATACCCCTGCGGAATCATCAGCGCGCACCCTTCCGCCACTGCTCCAACGCGTCGATCATTTGCGATTCCAGGTCGTCGGCAACGCGCATCATCGTGCACGCGCCAACCCCTCCGCACTCGTCCCGGTCCGGGTGCTCCCGGTCGTGGGCGTTTTCGATCACCGACCATTCCTCGGCCAGCCGATCGAACGTGTTCCCGTACGTGCTCATGCCGCCACTCCCATCGTCCGCGCTCGCTCGATCAGGGCGGATGCCACTGGATCGATTCGCCTGCTAGCCATTACCTTACTAATCCGGTCCGACAGTTCCCCCGCTTTGATGTCCGACTGGAACGCGATTCCCAGACCTTGCGCCATACCCTTAGCCTGCGTGCTGGCCGGCTTTTTGCGCCACGGGGCCGCTTTCTTGGTCAACGTCTCCATCGGGTCCGCGCCCATGTCCACCGCGAGATCCTCGCCCCACGTCATCGCCATCTCAAGATCCATGCCGCGATGCTCGGTCAACGCGCCCCGCTTGCCGTGGCGTGGCTCGCACTCGGCGTCATGCGCCGAGAGTTGGCAGACGTACGGCGCGTTCGCCTTGCTGGCCCACGCCACGGCCCACCCGTCCGACATCTCGACCAGGAACACATACGCGCTCTTGCCGGCAGGCAGGAAGTAAATGCCTGCGTTCGTCTTGTTCCAGGCCCGAGACGACCTGGCCGCGAGCGGGTCAAAGTCTCGAACCTCAACCGGTCCGGCGTAGTGCTCCTCGGGGTCTTCCTCGATCCCCTCGCCCGAATCGAACTCGTCTTCCAGGTCGAGCAGGGTTTGCCCGTCCTTAGGCTCCCTGACGTCCTTGTCGGACAGGTCAGCCATGGAGCGCAGGTCCATCCGCGCCGTCACGCCGACCACATCCATGAGGAGGCAGTCTTGCTCCGCGTACGGGCGCGAGGTGTCCACTCGGAGCCCGCGCCCCACGATTTGGATGTACAACGGCTTGCTCTTCGTGGGCCGCGCCATGATGATGCAGTCCGCCTCGGGGTCATCGAACCCCTCGGTCAGGATCATGCAATTGATCAGCACGGTGCCGCGTCGGTGCCACTGCAAAGCCTCTGCTCTGTCAAGCGGCGACATGCCGCCGTGGATCACCCGAGCGTCCACCCCTTGATCCAGGAACGCCTGCACCGCCACTTCCGCAGACGCCACGGTCGGGAAGAACGCGAGCGCCTTACGGTCGCTCGCGTGTTCCAGGTACGCCTTGGCGATGATCTCCGGCGCGAGCGAGCCGACCAGCGCGTCACCGAGCGCGCCTTCCGCGAAGTCTCCTCCCGATCTCTTGACCTTGGACAGGTCGAGCTCCGGCACCTCGATCCGCTTGCCGCGCGGGGGAATCAGGTAGCCCTTACGGATCATCCACGCGATGTCCCGACTGAACGCCACCCGCTGCCAGATCTGTCCAAGCGGGCCGCCGTCACCTCGGGCGAGCGTGGCCGTGAAGCCGATCGCGGGGGTGGGCCGTTTCATGGTTCCGCACTCAGGATCAGGGCAGTAGCTCGGCCACACGCGCCGACCCTCATCCTGCGATACCTGCTCGGATGCATCTCTGCACTCTTGGCAGATCGAGCGCATGCACCCGAAGTGCTCCAAGATCGCGCGGTACGTGGCCGCCGTGGCGTGGTGGCACTCATCCACGATCACCAGGGAGACGCGCTGAATCTGCGTCCGGCGCTTGGCGTTGCGCAGCGTCTGCACCGACGCGACGATAACGTCTGCCACAACCTCGTTGTGCTTGGCTTTCACGATGCCCACCGCCAGGTGGGGCGCAACCGCGAGGATCTTCGCCTTGGCTTGCTGCACCAGCTCTTCCGTGTGCACCAGTACCAGTACCCGCGTACCGGGGTGGTCGGCGAGCCACTCGGATACCTGGTGCGCGAAGACAACCGTCTTGCCGCCACCGGTGGGCAGCACGATGGCCGGCCGGTTCACCTCGGTAAGGATCTCGCGTACCGCGTCCAGGGCGGCGCGCTGGTAGCTGCGCAGGGGGAGAAGCGCGCTCACTTCGGAATCTCCGAAATGATCATCTCCGATGCGCGCTGCCCGACGTGCGTCCGGTGGCTCTCAGTGTGCACCCTGACCACGGTTGCGATGTGCTGCGTGCACGCGAAGTAGTGCAGACGCTCCCCGCCGAACGCGCGCAACCGGCACGCGCAGTTAGGCGGAACGCGCCACAGCGCGTTCCGTAGGCACGCGTCACAAGTCTGATCCCTCATGCCCCATCCTCTCCGTTGCTCTGCTCGATCCACTATAGCAGACGGACCCCCTACCGCAGTAGAGGGTCCGTCCAGGTTGGTCGGTCAGCTATTCGGGCCACTCCCGAGCATCCGCCGAGATCCGCGCCAGGATCGCGGCCTTGTCGGTGTCCAGGTTGTGCACCTGACCGGTGCCCAGGTGGGTCTTGCAGTCGTCTTGCGGCGTCCAGCCGGCCGGCACGATCCGCACGTTGCGGTTACCCTGCCGGACCAGCCTGGCACGGATGATCTCCGCGTGCCGCGCGCACACGTCGGTGGTCCACTGCTGACTGCCACCTCGCGGTCCGATGTACCGAACCCGGTTCGTGGCAACGATCTTCTCGTCTCGGTGGGCACCCTGCCGGCACGCCCGGTTCCGCTTCGCCCACTCAGCGTTGAGGCGGTTGATCACCTCGCGGTGAAGGCCGCGCGCCGCGCCGGAGTCGGTCAGCTCGATCACGTACCGCGCGATCTCGTCCGCCACCTCGGAGACCGAGGCCGGGGAGACGTGCGACTCTTCCACGATCTCGTCCAGCGGGTCCCGGGTCCGCTTCGCGATCCGCTGCTCACGGGTCATCGCGGCCCCGTCTTGGTAGTCCAGCGGCGCAGCGCCGGCCTGATCCGCTCCGCTGTGATAGTCGGTCCACAGGCGGACGCAGTGCTCCGCTTGGCATGGATCGCAGTACGGCCCGATAACGCGCTCAGCGCCGTCTACCCGGCGCACGTACCGGACGTAGCCGGTAGCGTCTCGCGGTTCCGAATGCAGGTCGATGCACTTCATGCCGCCACCTCCACCTTGATCTGCTCGACGTCCAGGCCCCCGGCCCGGAAGATGTCTGCCGCCTGCCCGGTCGCGCCGCGTCGGGTCGGAACCGCGTCCGCAGCTTTCGGGTTGCTCGGGATCTTCGCGCCGTCCGGGCCGATCAGCAACACCTTGACCTGACCCCCGATCCGCGCCCACGCGTCCACCCGGTACCAGGTGCCGTTCGGTGCCTGCACCTCGTCTCCCGGGCTGACCTGCGACCACGGGATCGGCTTGGCCGGGGCCGGCTCGTGGGACCACGGCGGGGCGTCAGCCTCCATTGCCTCCACGTTTAGGGATGCGCACCCGTTCCGCGTGGCCAACAGGTCGAGGATGATCGCCTTATGCACGTCCGGAACGGCATTGATCAGCAGGTCCAAACCGGCCCGGACCAGCCGCGCCGCCTCCAACTCGGTCATGCCGCGTACCGCCGAACGATAGCCATGATGTCCTCCGGGGCCGGGTCGCGAACGTCGGAGTAGTAGCGCCGGGTGCCGTCCGGGTTGAACGCCACGTCGTCGCGCAGCTTGCCCGGCTTGCCGCCCTTGGTCAGGCGGCCCCCGACGACGGTGATCTCGATCAGCCTGCCATCCCGGAACCGCAGCGCCAGCGTGTCCGGTAGGAGCTGACGTGGCCGGCTGTACCCGTACCCGGCGGTCATAAGTTCCGCGCCGGTCAAGCTCAGGAGCACCTTGCGGGTCGTCTCGATCCTGACGGTGCACTCGCCCGTCTCGGGGTTGAGCGTGGTCTCACTGGCCCGGGTCTCGATGTCCCGGACCAGTTTGGCGGTGGTGCTCATGCGGCCCTCTCTCCGATCATGCTCTCTACTGCACCCTGGATGACGCGGCCCTCGCGGAGGGAGTGGCAGCGTCCGCAGACGATGATCGTGCGCAGCTCCCACGACTCCGGGTCGATCCGCTCAGTGCCGTAGCCGGCGCACGCCCACGACACGTCGCCGTCCGGGGTGGAGTCTCCCAACGGTCCGGCGCACGGGCCGAACGCTGCCGCGCTCTCGTGAAAAGCGGGGAGGATCTTGATCTCGATGTCCTTGCTCATACCCCCACTATACGGCACGGCGTCTAGACAGGGAAGGGCAAACCCCCTACGATCTTAGTAAGTCGAGTGAACAGAGTGACAAGGGGGAGGGAAGCGGTGGCACGCACCAATGGCACGGCACTGACGACCGGGCCGAAAGAGAGGCGCGCGGAGTTCGCCATCACGCGCGAGATGGACGAGGCGATCAAGATCCTGATGGCATCCGGGCCGTGGTCGCGCTCGGACGCTTGCCGCATCATCATGGCGCGCGGGATCTTGGCGTACCCCGATCTGACCGAAGAGGCGATCGAGGCGGCGCGCATGTCTCGGGAGCGTGACGCGCAGTAGCGGGAAGTGAGCACGCAGTAGTCCCACCAATGGGACTAGCGTGATGCGAGGGACACACGGATACGATCGTGACCCCTCCGAAAAACCAAGACGCCCCCGGCGGTCACCGGGGGCGCTCAGCAGCAGGAACAACAGGAGTACAAACACATGCAAGATATCACTGTCACTTCGCAGGGCACAGTGGTCGGTGGCGGAAACTACATGCCGGACGTGCCGATCACCAAAGCGCACTGGCATGAATTGACCGTTGCCAGCGCCATTGACCCGGCCGTGATCGCGGAGCGCGGGTACGTCTCGATCGACCGGCCGCGCAGCAAGGACAGCGACTCCATCCCCACCCTGCCGCAGTTCGGCGCGGTCGGGGACCGCCGCGAACAGCTTAAGGCCATGGGTTTCCCGACTTGGGCCGCGCGGGAGGACTCGTACTTTCCGATGCTCTGGCTACCGAAGTGGTCGCCGCGCGGCGTCCGCAACGCCGGACAGGTCAAGCCGTGGCGTCCAGTGCCGAACCGCGAGGGCAAGCCGATGAAGTACGCGTCGGCGCGCGGCGCTACCGGCCTGGACGTGCACCCGCGCTGGACGGCGGACCGGGGCCAGATCGATCCGACGCTGGTCCCGTGGATTCAAGATCCCGAACGGCCGTTGTGGATCACCGAGGGCGTGAAGAAGGCAGACAGCCTCACGTCTCGCGATGTCTGCACCGTCGCGCTCGACGGAGTGTTCAACTGGCGTAACGGCCACGCAACCCTCGGTGACTGGGAAGATGTCAAACTGAGAGGCCGAGAGGTATACATATGCTTCGATGCTGATACGACCGAGAAGCCGGCCGTTCAGCAAGCCATGATCCGTTTGGGGCGCTGGTTGCGGTACAAGGGTGTCGCGAAAGTCTGGTACCTGGTGGTGCCGGCCGCGTGCGGGGGTACCCCGACCAAGGGCGTTGACGACTACTTCGCGGCCGGGGGCACGGTGTCCGAGCTGGAACGGGCGCGGTCGGACAAGCCTCCGCGCGCCGACTCCACGGAGGACCGATTCACCGACTCCGCGTTGGCCGAAAAGGTTGTGATCGAGGCGCTGGCGGACCGGTACGTCAGCGTCGTCAACGTGGGCTGGTACGCCTACGATGGCCGACGCTGGACGCCATGCCACGACGACTCCGTGTTAGAGGCCGTCCGGGAGTACGCCAGAGATGAGTACCGGCACGCGCTGCAAGAGGAAGCGGACCGGATCAAGGCAGGCAAGGCCAGCGACCCGTACGAAGTGGACGGGTGGCGCAAGGTGCAGAGCGCGGCACGGCTGTCCGCCGTGCTACGGCTAGCCAAAGGCAGCGCGGAGGTCATCCGCGAGATCGATCAGTTTGACACGTGGCCGGATCTGCTCAACACGCCGGCCGGGGTGGTGGACCTGACCACAGGCAAGGTTTCCAGCCACGATCCCGCGCTGATGCTGACCAAGATCACGGAGGTCAGCTACAACCCCGACGCCACCTCGGCGGACTTCGCGCAGGCCCTGGAAGCGGTACCCGAGGATATCCGGGACTGGTTGCAGGTGCGGCTCGGCCAGGGAGCCACCGGGTATGAGCCGGATGACGAGCGGCTGCTGATCCTGACCGGTGGCGGCAAGAACGGCAAGACGACGCTACTGGCCGCACTCCGGCGCGCGCTCGGGTCGTACGCGGCGCACATCCCGAACACCTTGCTGCTCAAGGGAAGCTCGGACAAGAGCGCAGCCACCCCGGAGAAGATGACGCTACAGGGGGTCCGGTTCGGCTACCTGGAAGAGACGCCGGAGGGCCGGCACCTGGATGCCAACGTCGTCAAGGAGGTAGTGGGCACCGGCACGATCCGGGGCCGGTTCCTGTTCAAGAACTTCGTGGAGTTCGGGGCCGATCACTCGCTGTTCCTCAACACCAACCACGTCCCGATCGTCACGGAGACCGACTGGGGCACGTGGCGTCGGCTGCTGCGGGTCGAGTTCCCCTACGAGTACGTAGCGACCCCTGAGATGGTCACAGACCCCGCTGTGCACAGGCTGGGTAGCTCGGGCATCAAAGAGCGGTTGCAGGGCACAGAGGCGCTCTCGGCGGCCCTGGCGTGGCTGGTGGCCGGCGCACGCACCTGGTACGAAATCGGCAGGTCACTAGAGACGCTCCCGATCCCCGACCGGGTGGCGTCGGCCACCACCGCATGGCGTCACAAGTCGGACGTGCTGCTGGGCTTCTTCGCGCAGAACTGCGTGTTCGAGCCGGGCGCGTGGGTGCCGTCACAGGACCTGTACGTCACCTACCGGTCGTGGGTGGAGGCGCGCGGGCACCGGGCACTCAACGAGCAGAACTTTTCCGCCAAGCTGGAAGAGCACTCCGAGGTCCCCAGCTTCGTGGCGAAAAGGCAGGTGAGCACCACCCGGGCCGGGCTGTCTCGGCCGGCGCTGTCGTGGGGCGTGCCGCTGGCGCTGCCGAAGCGGACCATGGCTTACCTCGGGGTGAGGTTCGTCGGCCCGGATGAGTGACGGAGCGTAGTCGGAGCGGGCAGGGCGGTCTTCGGGCCGCCCTGCCCGCGTCTGACCTGGGCAAACTCCGAAAGTGCAAGAGGTGCAAGGGTCTTAGGGAAAGTTCTCTAAGTAATTCTTTCCTACACGCGTATGGTCAAGACCCTTGCACCTCTTGCACTTTCGGAGTTTGCCCAGGTCAGGGACTTTCCAAGATCAACCGCGCAGAGGCCCAAAGAGGCCTGTGGACGCCGGAGGGGCTTCCGCGCTATAGTGGTGGTAGCAGGAACGACCCCGATCACAAGGAGTGAGAATGAGCGACCTGAACGAGCGCCAGGTAGCCGCACTGCGGGCGCTCTCGCGCGGCGAGGTGATCGCGCCCGGCCCGACCATGGCCGCGCTCAAGCGTCGCGGCCTGGTGGTGCCGATCGACCGGACCGGCCGCGACACGCGTACCGTGCGCCTGACCAAAGAGGGACGGGCCGTGCTGGCCGAGCTCGACGCCGAGGGGGCGGATGCCAAGGGTGCCAAGGTCCAGCTCTCGCCCGGCGTCACCACGTGGGGCGGCCAGGCGATTCCCGACGCGGACTTGCGGCAGCTGCTGGCGCTGCTAGACCACGGCACCGCGATCACGCGCACCCTCTACCACCAGTGGCGCATCGAGCAGACCGCCACGCTGGCCGGCGCGATCGACCCGACCAAGCTGGACCGGACCATCCGCGCGGCGCTCGCTGACGGATTGGTCGAGGAGGTCACCACCGGTCGGTCCGGAACTACCCGGCTCTCTCTCTCCGCCGCACCGATCCACCTCGCCCGCGACGATTCTGAGACGTGGTGCGGTCGGCGGATTACGCGTGCCGGCCGGGACCGCATCCGGTACGCCATGGGCAGCGCGCAAGGTCCGGTGCATCAGCGGTGCGTCGAGCGTTCTGCCGACCCGGGCAAGCGGGCCGCCCCCGCCCCGGCCCCCTACAAGGTTGACGAGGTGGTCAGGTTCCGGCACAACGGTGCGGCCACGGGTCGCCTGTTCCGGGTGGTCGAGGTGGACGGGCTGGACGGAGACATGGTCCGGGTCGTGTGGGACAACCCTCCGGAGGATTTCACGGACGAGATCAATGCCCGGTGGGTCGGCGTAGGCATGGTCGAGCGCCCGCCGGCCTGACCAATCAATTCGACCGGGCCCCTGTTCACGCAGGGGTCCGTCCCGTATAGTGGAGGCATGATGACACCACCGACCGACGCCCCGACCCTGAACGATCGGCCGCGCAGCAACTACCCGCTTGGCGGGACCAAGACCGGTCCCGCGTGGCGCGCTGCCTGGAACATGCTGCGCAAGGCGCACGGCAAGCCGGACGAGTTCCTGCCGTCGAGCGAGATCGCCACGTACGCATCCGAAAGCTGCGGGGCCAGCCCGGACACCGTGAAGAACTTGTTGCTGTCCGCGTACCGGTTCGGCGTGCTTGTCAAGTCGTACCGGATGGTCAACTCGCGCACGCAGGCGTGCTACCGGATCAGTGACGAGTGGCTGAACGGCAATGCCTAAGGCGACCAAGGCCGAGCAGGAAGCGCGCCTGCGCAAGTACTTCTCGCACATCCTGCGGGAGTATGGGCTGACCGAAGACGCGTTCCGCATTCTCTGGCGCGAGCAGGGCGGTGGCTGCGCGATCTGCCACCGCCCTTTCCGTACGCGCCTGCCGTCCGTCGATCACGACCACACCACGGGGTTCGTGCGGGGCCTACTCTGCGGCGGCTCGTTCGACGCGAAGACCTGCAATCGGCTCATCGGGTTCCACCAGTCCGCCACGCTGCGGCGCGCGGCGGACTACCTGGACAACCCTCCGGCGTTCGCGGTGATCGGTCGCATCCGGCCGGGCACCATGCGGGAGGCATCGTGAGCGAGATCCGCATTACACGTGCACCGCTCGACCACGGCACTGGCGCACTGATCGCCGCACTCATGAAGCGCCTTGGCACTGATCGGGTCACCCTGGACGGCACTGAGCTGGGAGACGGAGACACGGAGGTCGTGGCGTCGTGGGATTACGCCGGGGGCACGGTCACGTTGGAGGTTGGGCGGTGACCGTCGAGCAGACCCGAGGCATGAGCCCGGCGGACGGCGTTGCGTACTGGCGAGCCCTCAGGGCCACGCCCGAGGAGGAGAGCGTCACCGCGCACCCGGAGCCTGAGCACACCTCGCGGGACCCGTGGCCGGATGGCGTCGAGCTGCCTACCGGCGCGGCGCGGCTCAAGCGTGAGGCTCAGGCGGCGGGATGGGTGGTCGGTCAGACGTACTCGCGTGGATGGTCGGTGCATGGCGTGACTGGCAAGCCGTGCGCGTTCGGCGCTCGCATCGCGCTGCGGATGCTGCACCCCGACTCCGGCAATCGATGCATCGTGATCTACAAGGACTCGACCGCCGAGTCAACGTTTGTGCTGGGGCCGAGCTTGCCGCCGTACACCGGGTGCAACCTGACGGAGGTGCGCGAGTTCATCGCTTTGGCCGGGCGCGTGCTGCCGTCATGGCTGGACGCGGTGAAGTGGCGGAACAAGCTCGTCGCGATCAAGGACAAGGTCTGGGCCGCACACCACGCGGGGCAGCGCCTGACCGACATCGCCACCAAGCATGACATCACCAAGGAACAGGTCATCAAGATCATCCAAGATTGTCGGGAGGCCGGGAAGGCACTGCCTGGCAGGCACAAGGTGACCAAGGAGTCGGGCGGATGAATCTCGGGAGAGAGATCGGCAAGGCGATAGACGATGAGATCGCCCGCTTGTTACAGGAGTTGCGGGATACCCGGATGATGCTCGCCGCCATGGTGGCGAGATACGGCACGCCGGACGGGGCCGAGGGGCGGGCCCGAGTCGAGATCACGGATGTCGAGATGATCGCCGCGCCGCGCGAAATGCTCGTGTGGCGCACGCTTGATCCTGGCTCGATCGTGCTAGCAGTCAGGAAAGCTGATGTGGGCGATGAGTGACGACGGAGTTGACCCGGACGGCTTCCCGCCGGCCGGGACGCACGTGCCGCCGCGCGCGATCAAGGTGGAGATACACGATCGTCCGGACGGCACCTTCCGCATGGCGATTCAGCACAGTGAACCGGACCCGGCGTGGGTGTCTCGCGCGTTGCGTCTCGCGGCGGACGCGGTGTTGATCGAGGAAAGCGGACCGGCCATCACCCCCGCCGGCCACCTGATGGAGCGCGAGACGGGCTGGGGCATCCATGAAGCTGAATAAAACGCCGCACTGCACGCTCTGCGCCGAACACCTCGTGCGCAACCGCGACCCGTTCGGCAACTCATCCACCCGAGTCGATGTGAGCGGCGTTCAGATCTGTCCCGTTCACGATCTAGTCGGTCCAGTGGTCGCGTATCCCTCTCATGTTCGAGATGCTATGCGAGGTACCACCGAGACATGAACGGCGCTCAGCGTGGCGTTTTGGAGTATGTTTCACGATCCTGATAGGATGATCCACGGAGCGCGGCAACGCTCCGTGGATCATTTTGCGAGCATCGTGAAGGGATGCCGGCATGAGCGATTCTGCCACGCGGGAGAAGTGCACGTCTGCGGACTGCCAGATGTGCGGCAGGGTTTTCGACTTCCCGCCGCAGTACTACCGGAAACTCTACTGCTCGGCAGCCTGCCGGTCGGCGCGCAACCGGCAGGTACAGGCCTCACGGCGTCCGAAAGACGGGGAGCGGCGCGTTGGCACGCAGGGCTACGTGCTTGTAGGCGCTGGTGGTGTGTGGCTGCCGGAGCATCGGCAGGTCATGGAGCGGAAGCTAGGCAGGCCGCTAACCTCGCATGAGAGCGTGCACCATATCAACGGCATCCGCAGTGACAACCGACCCGAGAACCTGGAACTTTGGTCACGTTGGCAGCCAGCCGGACAGCGGGTGCAGGATCGTATTCAGTGGGCGCAAAACTTGCTGACTCACCACATGACCGCTGATCAGTTGCGTGAATGGGTTTCGCGTCTCGGGTAGCCTTGCCGATTTTCGGCGCTCAGCGTGGCGTACAGCGGGCCGGACGTGCCATCCTGGGGCACTCCGGCCCGTACGTTTCCGAACACGAGGGATCTCATGGCTGAGAATGTGAGCAAGGCGGGCCGCAATGGTCGGTGGTGGAGGGACTACGCGGTCCGGGGCATGACCCTGGAAGCGATCGCCGAACGGGACGGTGTTGCCAAGTCAACGGTGTCCGAGGCGATCAAGCACGTGCGTGACAGCATCCCCGATCAGGAGCGCACCGAGATCCGGGCCGAGATCCGGGAGTTCTACCGGCACATCCGCGCCGAGGCGTTGGAGATCGCGGAGATGCTGCCGGCCCCGGTGGTGGCCGGCAAGGATGGCGAGCCTGTAGTTGATCCCGAGACGGGGGCTTGGGTCCGGGACTACTCGGGCCGGCTCAACGCGTACAAGACAGCCATGGATGCCGCCGATCGTGAGCGCAAGATGTTCGGCGTGGATGAGGCGACCAAGCTGAACATCAACACGGGCGAGGATGAGGCGTCGCGCAAGGTCGCTCAGGAGGCGGGCGCGTACCTGAACCAGGGAGACGAGAGTGAGTGAGGACCCGTTGATCGCGGCCGAGGCGCGCACCCTGGACGCGGAGCGTGCCAACCAGGAATTGCGCGACATCATCGCCGCTTTGCTGATCAAGTACGCGTCGAACGTGTCCGGCACCGACACGCGCCGCGCCGTATTGAATCCGGACGTGCTGGGCTCTGTCGAGTCGTCGTTGCTCCACATCGACACGTCCGCGCTTGGCATGGTCACGATTCGATACGGGGCACCCTGACCCTGCCTACGTCCGCTGTACTGGACGGACAGCAGGAACGGAGGTGGCCCGTGCGGAACGACGTCATCTGGAACTAGCCCATTCATCGCGGCCCGGATCTCTTCGGAGGTCCGGGCCGCTTCCTGTTGCGGCATGCGCTCCCATGCGCTATAGTGGACGCAGCAAGGCAGGCAGCGAGCGAGGGAGCTTCCCGATGACCAGACTTCCGGTGCATGTGCAGCGGATCAAAGAGGCACGCGTCCAACTGACCAGCCTCGACCCGTGGAGCGAGAGCGCGTTCGATCTGATCAGTGAGGTGATCTGGGACATTCAGCATTCGGCCAGATCCATTCGCCGTTGGTTCAGCAAGGGAACGCCGGCTACGACGTCCCTGGACGACGTTGCGTACATCTTGGCCTCCCTGGACCTGCGTAGTCCCGACGCGCCCAAGGTGCTGGACGACGCGGCCAAGGCGCTGGATGAGTGCGTGAGCGCGCTCGGGTACTGATCCGACCAAGATCCCCCGGACCGATCGGTCCGGGGGATCTTGCCGTACGATAGGGGACGTGGCTCGATACGATGCGGACTGGCACAAGCGCCTGCGTCGTATCCTCGCGGACCTGCCGCACCGGACAGCCGAGGAGCGATCCGCCATCCGGCGCGAGCTAGCCAAGGATCCGGTCGCGTTCGCCATCATCTACATGCCACACCACCTGCGCGACCCCAACGGCCGGATCACGTTCGCCGAAGTCCACTACGAGTGGGCACGCACCGCGCTCACCTGGACGAACGGGCTACCCGAGCCGCAAGAGGAACGGCACGCCTTCATCGCGCCACGCGAGACCGGTAAGTCAACGTGGTGGTTCCTGGTCTTGCCCATGTGGGGCGCGGTCAACGGCCTGATCCGGTTCGCGGTCGCGTTCGCCAACGCCGACGCGCAGGCGACCGGCCACCTCACCACGTTCAAACGCGAGCTCGAACGCAACGTCCTCTTGCGCGCCGACTACTCCGAACTGTGCGAGCCGGCGCGCCAACAGTCTGGCGGCACTGTCGGGGACCGGCAGGGCATGCTCCACAGCAAGGCCGGGTTCGTGTTCGCCGCCAAAGGCGTTGACTCGGCCACGCTCGGACTCAAAGTTGGCGAGCAACGGCCAGACCTGTTGATCTTTGACGACATTGAGCCGCACGAAGCTCAGTACAGCCCAGAGCAAGCCAAGAAGCGCCTGGGCACCATCACGGACGCACTGTTCCCGCTGAACATCCGCGCCCGCGTCGTCATGGTCGGCACCGTCACCATGCCCGGCAGCGTCATGCATCAGCTTGTTAAGTCGGCGAACGGCACCTTGGAGCCGGACGAGGGCAAGTGGATCACGGACGAGAAGATCCGCGCGCACCACCACGTGCCCATCCTGACCGACGACGACGGTACCGAGCGTTCGATGTGGCCGGAGAAGTGGCCGTTGGACTGGCTACTCTCGATCAAACACACGCGCAGCTACGCCAAGAACTACCTCAATGACCCGCTGGGCATGGACGGCGACTACTGGACGTCGGACGATTTCAGGTATGAGTGGTCCGGGCCGCCCCCTACGCGCTGGCTGTTGCAGCTCGACCCGGCCGTCACCACCAAGGGCACTTCCGACTACACGGGATGGTCGGTGGTCGCGTACCGGCCCCGGATGCCCGAGCATCCCCCGCGCGTGCTGGTGGTCGCGGCCGGGCGCATCCGCCTGACCGGGGAGGCGTTGCGCGCGTGGGTGGTCCGCAAGCTGACCGAGTATGAGCGCATCCGGGCCGTTCGCGTCGAGGTGAACCAGGGCGGCGAGCTGTGGTTCACCGTGCTTCACGACCTGCCCGTCAAGCTGCTGGTGCACTCGTCCACCGAATCAAAGGAGGTGCGGTTCTCCTACGCACTGGACTACTACCAGCGCGGCGGCGGCATGGTCGTTCACGCCGAGCGCATCCGGGCAGCCGAGGAGGAAATGGTCGCGTTCCCCCGCGCCCCGTACGATGATGTCGCCGATGCCGTGGTGTCGGGTGTGCTGTTCTTCCTGAAAGACGTGCCGCTGGCACCCATCACGGCCGAGACGAGGAGTTACCTGTGAGCGGTAGCGCCGATCTGATCGAGGGATTCACCGCGATCGAGGAGCATATCGAGGCCTACCGGCGCGCCGACGACTACGCGACCGGCACCATCCCTGAGCGGTTCGCGTCCGCGAAGATCCGGGAGCGCCTGCGCGGTAGCGGCGACGCGTACCGGTTCCGGCTCGCTCGCAAGCCCATCACGGCCCTGACGAACCGCGTTGGTATCGCCTCGATCACGTCGAGCGCAGGGGAGTCGGTGGACGCGCGGATCGAGCTGATCCGCAAGGCTAACAACATGGACGTGCAGGAACCGTTCATCATCGATCGGGTAGCCACGTACGGCGACGCGTACGTGTTCGTCTGGCCGGTCGATGCCGGAGATGACGAGGATGATGGCGTCCTGACGCCGGCTGAGAAGCTGCTCCGTGAGGCCGGCGTGGAGCTGACCTACCACTCACCCCTGAACTGCCGCGCCATGTACGAATCGGAGGATGGCCGGCGCTGCCGGTACGTCATCCGGCGTTGGTCGGAGAAGACGGACGCGGGCGCGGTCTGGCACGCCGAGTTGTACTACCTCGGGTACATGGAGGCGTGGATCTCGGACCCGGGCGCGTCCGGCCTGGACCCTGTCCAGTGGAACCCGGAGATGATCGAGGGCGAAGAGTGGCCGGTTCGGTACGACGCTTCGCAGATCGTGATCAAGCACTTGCGGACCGGGCTGCCGTACGGTCGGCCGCAGCACATCGACGCGTACGGTCCGCAGGATGCGATCACCAAGGCGATTGTGACCATGGTCGATGTGGACCTTGAGGCGCACGGCTACCCGGAGCGCGCGCGCCTGGTTGACGAGACTGCCGCTCAGGACACCGCTAGGGATACGGTCAACTGGGGGGACGACGCGAAAGCACCGGACGCGGACCGGCAGACCGCGCAGCCGGGTGGCCCCGGCACCGAGAAGATCTACCGGGCCACCAAGAGCGTGATCCAGTTTCCCGCACCGGACCCGACGCAACTTACCAAGCTGGTAGAGCAGTGGGTACCGCTCATGGCGGTAGCCACCGACACTCCCGCGTGGGAGTTCGACCCGTCCACCGGTCAGCAGTTGTCCGGCATCGCCCGGTGGTACGCGGAGAGGCCGCTCCGTGACCGGGAGAAGGTTTTTAAGCGCTACCTGTTGCAGTTCATCCGCGAGACCTACTCTCTCGCGTTGGAGCTGGTAGGTGTCGAGGCCGGCGAACTGGACGTCACCTGGACGCCTCCGGACGTTGCGTCCGATCCGGACTGGTGGTCCGTGGCGTCCGTCCGTGAGGGCATGGGTGTACCTCGGGAGGAGATCTTGACGGAGGCGGGCTACCTGCCGTCCAAGGTCGCTGAGTTCCTGGACGCCAAGGCGGACGAGCGGTTCTGGGGCGAGCGCGTAGCCGTCCTGTCCAGCCTTGGTGAAGCGCTCAACCAGCTGTCCGGCCCGGTGTCCATGGGGATCATCGACGCTGCCAAGGTGTCCGCGCTGGTGGACAAGATCATGTCCGACGCGGGCGAGTCGGCGATCGGTGGCGACGGAGAGAAGGACGTTCCACAGCCTGTGGATAAGCCTGTGGATGAGGTTGCGCAGATGGAGGCCGAGTGACCGCGTTGGGGATTGTGCTGGCTCATCTTGTAGGCGACTACCTGATTCAGTCGCATTGGATGGCGAACGAGAAGACGAAACGGTGGTGGCCCGCCGTCGCACACGCCGTCACGTACACCCTTCCGTATCTGCTGGTCACTCGATCTCCGTTAGCACTGCTGGTCATCGGCGGCACGCACGCCGTGATCGATCGGTGCCGCCTAGCGCGTCATGTGGTGTGGATCAAGAACCAGCTCGCGCCGCGCGGTCCATATCGACCGGCCGAGCGCACTGCCACCGGATACCCGGCCGACACCCCGCCATGGCTGTCCGTTTGGCTGATGATCATCGCAGACAACACGTTGCACCTGTTGATCAACACAGCGGCGGTGGTCTGGCTGTGACGCAGCCCGTTCCGGCCGTGCCGGATGACGAGTCGATCGCCTACGAGATGGCAGCCGTCACCGCCGTGGTCGGCCCGATCGCCGCACAGGTGGCAGCGGCGTTCGCGGTCGCCACGGTGGCCGTAGCGGGTGGCACCATCACTGGCGCAGCCGCCGTGGCGCTCGGACACGCGCTCGCGCAGCGCCTGCGTTCCGTGTCCTGGCCGGACAGGTCCGCTGCCCTCGCGGACAGGATGGACGGCGCTGTCCGGCTCGGTGTCCGCACAGCTCTGGACAGCCTGCCCCGGGCGGACAGGCCGGACAGCGTGTCCGTGTCCGGCCCGGACAGGGTGCCGGACATCAACGGCGCTGTCCGGCGGAAGTTGTCCGAGGCGGCGGACATCGCTGCCGCAACAGGACTCGCGTCTAGGCGCGACCTGGACAGAGTGTCCGGTCGCGCCAATGCCGGGCTCGCTCAGGCGCGCGGCGCGGTCCGGTACGCCGTCAATGACGGCATCAACTCGGGTACGGCGGACACCGCTCGGGCTGCCGGAAAGCGCACGATCTGGGTCGCTGAGCGGAACGCCTGCCTGCACTGCCTTGCGTACGCGGGATGGGCGACCGAGCCGGATCAGGAGTTCCCGCACGGCCTGACGTTCGATCCCGCTGGCGGTCTGCCCGTGTATGACCTACTGCTCTGGCCGCCGCTGCACCCGAATTGCCGCTGTCGGATCGCGCTACACGACGGTCCGGCAGGCCCGCCACCTGCCGACAGGTCCCTGCTGGACCCCGCCGCCCGGCTCGCGGCCGAGGCGCGGCGTTCAGTGGTGTACCAGTGGTCCGACTACGCGTCGGGGGCGGCATCGCGGCGCGCGGCGACGGCACTGCTCGATCAAGGTGCCGCCCTGGCCGATAGTGTGGAGAGACGGGCTCGCGCGGCGCTTCGTGCCGGGCGGACAGTGAGGAGACCAAGGTGAGCACGGACAACGGACAGCCGGACATCGAGCCGGACACCACCACGGACGACGGTGAGGAGCCGGACACCACCACGGAGGAGCCGGACGCCTGGACACCGCCGGACAAAGCGGCGTGGGACAAGCTGAACGAGAAAGCCAAGACGAGTG